GGCGCGCCGCGTCAATAGCTTCTGCCAGTGAGCGGTCGCGCAGGTCCAGCGCTACAGACGGCGCGCCCTCCACTGCGTCACCGTGGGTCACGATGATGGTTTCTTTGTCAGAGGTCAGCAGTACGGTGAATTTGCACATATTCAAAACTCCAGATAGTTGAGGCATGATTGCCACAGTGCGCCCTGCCGGGCAAGACGCACTAAGAAATCACGCTGCTTCGTCTTCGGTATCGAACGATGGCAGTTCAGCCAGCACGCGGATGTCTGCGCCATCAATCAGCGCTGCGTCTACCAGCTGGTACACACCGAGCTGAATCATAAGCGCCGGAACCACTTCGTCAGGCGAGTTATCGATGATTTCCTCGTCTGAGTCGCCGTCTTCGTTAAAGCCCATGGTGATGAGACGCTTCGCGCCATCTTCACGGGTAAGCAGCTGACCAATCAGCGCATGCTCAGGCACCTCGCCTGCTGACATGCTGCTGGCTGGGATGTTGGTTACGGATACGAGTTGTACGGTTACTTTTGACATAGGTAAATCTCCGTTAGGGTTAGGCATGATTGCCCTACAAGGCACCCGCAGGTGCCCTGACAGAAATCACGCGGCGTCTTCAATTGACGGCAACTCAGCCAGTACACGGACATCAGCGCCCGCCAGTGTTGCGCCGTCAACAATCTGATACAGGCCCATCTGAAGCAAGGCGACCGGGACAACTTCGGCGGGTGAGTTGGCGATAACCTCCTCGTCGCTGTCGTTATCGTCGTTGTTGCCCAAATAAATCAGGCGGCTCGCGCCGTCTTCACGGGTTAGTAGCTGGCCGATGATAGGAGACGCCGCGATTTCTTCTGGCACACCATCCGCAGACAGGTTAGTGATTGATACGAGCTGTACGGTTATTTTAGCCACTATGTAAATCCTCAGTGATGTTTAGGCATTATTGCCAGTAATAATCATGATGGCCGCTCGTAAACGGCCATGAGTCTATTACTCGGTTACCAGTTCCCACGCGTCAGCTTGTGGGTCGCCCACTTCGCGCAACGTGACAATATCGCCAACGTCGTCAATGAACGACAAACCTACAACAGGTGGTTCGACGTTATTCAGGTAACCATCAGGGCAAACTTCACCCGGCCGGGTCTCTTTAAACACGTGGTAAAGTTTACCCACGGTTACATCGGACATTGCGCCCCGGCCCACAACACGTTTAACAAGAATAGATTTTGACATTTGGAACTCCGTTCAGTTGAGTAAGAATCAGCATAGCCACTCGAAAGCGGCTATGAGGAAATTACTCAGCAAATTCCCAATGGCCCGCTGCAAAGTCTCGGTCCTTAATGGACAGCTGCAAGCCTACAGAATCACCGATTTCATCACGGAAAGTATAGCCTGCCTCTTGCGGAATCACCGGGATACAGCGCGGACCTTGCCAGATGAGGGTTTGCTCGCCTGCTACCACATCCTCTGCGGTATAGACTTTACCCGCAACGCAGTCAATCAGTGCGCCCTCTGCTCGGAGAACGCGAATTTTAGTGCCCATAGTAACCTCAGTCAGTTAGTGAATACAATCGAAGGCACTCGTATGAATGCCTTCTCAGTGCTCACTCATGCGGTGGCGGCAGTACCAGCCACCAGAACGAATCCAGCATTACGCCACCTTAGCAGCAGCCGCTGCTTTGATGCGGGTCAGCATATCCACATCGACAGACACCTTCTCAGCGTCTTCGGTGTGACCAGACTTCGCCAGCTTCTCACGCTCTTTCATCGCCTTCTCAGCGCGAGCAATCAGCTTTTCGAACTCTTTGTTCAGGTCGAAGCCCGAGAAGATTGGCTCTGGCTTGCAGTTCCACCACATAGTGGATTTGGCTGCGTCGATGTTCGCCTTGATGTACTCAGCGCCCTGCCAGCCGACGAAGTCATCTTCGCCTGCTGCGTTCTTACCAGCCAACAGGCCACCGTACTGAATGAACCACTCAGACAGCGCCTTCTGACGCACACCGGTGCCCAGGGCTTTAATGAAGTGTGCAGCGCGGCTGTAATCGCCGTGCTTGTGAGCATGCAGCAGGATGCCGACAGCAACACGCTGAATGGTGTCACGGGTTTGTGCAGCGCAGGCCACCGCATCAGCGATAGCAGCGTCCAGTTCTTTGACGTTTTTGAACGTCGTGTAGTTCATAGCAGTCATGATTGTATCCTCGTTGGTTGGGTTATCACAAAGCGCCCCACAGGGCAGGCGCTTTAGGCTAACTCAGTAACGATGTAGTAATAACGGCCATCGTACGACCATGCGTCAACACCACCGGGCATTGCCGCGCCGTACTGACGCAGGAATCCAGCTGGCTCGTTGCCCGCCAGCGCCATTGCAACGTCAGTGTCCGACGATACAAAGTACACCCGGCGGCGCTCATCTACCAGCATGAGTGCATCCTGCTTGTACACGTCAATCACCAGCTTGCGGATGGCCTCAATCTGCCAGCCGCCTGCCGGGATGCGCAGCGAGTGTTCTACCACACCCTGCCACATACCGATTAACGGCTCACTCTTGTTGCCGGTCATTTCTTCCAGTGCAACTCGTAACTGACGAGTGCGAATGGCGTTGGTGCCCAGCGTGTAATCCGGACGTGAGCCTGATGCGTATACAGTAAACATAATTTAATCTCCAGTTCGTTGGCTTCTCTCAGGTGGATAGTGAACCCATTGTGACGCGCCGTCTTACTCAGCTTGATGCGGAATTTGTTGGCGAGTCGGATTCACTACCCTGAAAGTTTGCCCCGTCTTATTCAGCCGTTTATCCCTCAGCTTTCGCGTTACTTCACCGTTGCCAGCTTTTCACGTTTACTCACCTCAAACAGGACGGCTCCTATTAGACGTTTGCCACTGTACTGCTACGGCCTGCGTTATCGGCTTCGCTGTTGGCGCTGCAAGGGCGCTGCCCCTTGCCGTATACTCCTGCCCTATCACATAGGATTGTCAGGTACACGTTCCACACATTACAGAGGGCGGTTTCTCTGCGTCCTACTCACTGAGTTTCACCTCAGCCCCTTAGACTCATCCGGCAGCGGTCATTACTCGCTTCGAACCGGGCCTTGCTATCAGCTGCCAGCTTTATCACTGCTGCGCTTGATGTGGCGTATAGTTGCATAACCGATTTGCTGGTGTCAACAACTATTTTGAAAATTCTTTAATCTGGCTGGCTCTGTGATAGTCCGGCGCTTACTGCACCGGCTATCTGTTACACCATAATCTTGCCTTCAGCAAATCCGTGGTTGAGTACCCGTGCTGTGTTCACCTCATCGAAACTGTACGTTTCATCAAGGCTCACCATTAACGCTTCGGCGATTGCGCCGCCAACGGCGTACACGATTTCAACCAGTGAGTAGCGCGCGCTTTGAACCAGTGCTGCTACGTTGGCATTGATAGCTTTCGCTACCTCGTACACAACCTCTTGCCGTTCATAGCTGCCCTGACCGTTGGTTGCATCATAGACATCCACGCCAGTTTCCTGCTCGTATTTGTCTACTGCACGCTCCAGCTGAGCGTATGCCTCGAATGCTGCTTTCAGTGTGATTGGATGCATGATAGTACCTCTGTTTGATTGGTGGACTATCACAGAACCAGACCAGATTGTTAAAGAGCGGTAATGCTGTACTGCTGTGTGGCTCCCATAACACCACTTGCTAGCCAGTTAACGTTAGAGCTAGTCCCGCACATGTTAAGGGCCTGTGATACCCGGAAGGCTAACGTGTTTAGGGTTACCGTTCCAATACTGCTTACTGCTACCGAAACCAGATATTCATATGCCTTAACTGGCTGGCTACTTAGCGTTGCTTTGCTTCGGTGAGATGTATTACAGCAGAGTGATTCATCATCCGTCAACCATAAATTTAAATAAATCTGAAAACAGATAGATAATGTGAGTTACATCACACGTAAGTCATTGATTATATCTCAGTGAGTAGTGTTGTAAGTGTATGTATATCAACAAGTATTATGAACATCCGTACTAAGGATTAGGAATCCACCGGATGACTATCCGCAGCGGGCGAGCAGCAGCACGCAGTGCGGCAGGCTGCGAGGCGAACGGAACGGAGTGAGTGTGGCGACAGGCACAGGAATGAGTGAGCGTGAGAGTGTAACCGCGAAGGATGTAGAGCACAGGATAGGATAGAGGATGATAGATACCGATAGAGATACACAGCGGATAGAGAGTGAGAGCGTAGGCAAAAGAGGTAGAGTACCGAGCGACGACGGAGCGTAGCAGCGCAGCGAACGAAGTGAGCGAGCAGCCCAGCGACCATAGCAACCAGCACCAACGAGTGATGCACGACACGCATCCATCACCAGTCAAGCAACCAGCAAGCAATGACACCGCACGCATCCCATCACCACACGCAATGAGAGCCACGCAGAGCCACGCAAGCAGCCAGCCAATGCAATCCCATCACGTGAGGCTATCAGTGGCGCACAGGCGCGTACACGCAGCCACACGCACGCACACACGCATTATGCGCGCATACCTGTGCAGGCCAGCGGACACACGCACACGGGGGCGTTGCGCGTCGATTGGGTCGAGGGAGGCCCAAGCACAATTACCCAATTTTTATGCCGTGACTTTCCACCCAGCGCGCAGCCAGTACGCGGTAAGCTTCGGCTATGACCTGTTCCATAGTGGCTCCAATTGGCGCAGCAGCCTGCGCCTGTTCGTTGTGGGTTACTTCAGCTTAGCTTCGAGCTTAGCCTTGTACGCTTCCAGCTTAGCAATCAGCTTCTCCAGGAAGGCTACGAGTTTCGCTTTCATATATGCTCCTTACAGGCATCGTAGAGTTTAGCGCCAATGGTATCATCACCAGTGGCGGAGTTAACGGACGTGAATATCTCCCGTAACGCCCACCACAGGAGCGATATCCAGATACAGCCAGCGAGGGAAATCATTTGTTGTCCATGTGCAGACGCGCACCAACGATGCTCTGCTGGTACTCCTGCTTGGTGTACACCTTGCCGTCCGGCGCGCGGACGTAGCACTCGAAGTAACTGTAGTGGCCGGTGAGTTCCTTGTTATGCAGGTACGCATTGCAGCTGACATAGCCGATAGGGTACTGGAGGCACCAGAACAGCGCGCCGACAATGACCGGGAGCAGTGCGCCCTTAGCCAGGGTGAGCATGGCCGTACCGACCAGTTTGACAGTTAGTTTCACGTGGGCCTCATAGAGTTTGGGTGTAGTCCTTACAGCGCTTCACGCGGGCAAGGAGTGCGGCACGATACCGGACAACTGTCGGTGCCGTGCTGGCGTTCAGGAAGGCTGAGCGTGCATCGCAGACCAGGGCTGCAACGGAGTGGCCGCCGAGGGCATTGACCTTGGCGATTGTGGCAGGTCCAATCTTCCCGTCCTGAGCAACACCGCAGGCCCGCTGTAGAGCCTTAGCCGCTGTACCAACACCGGAGTTGACCGCGAAGTCGAAGACGGCGACGGCAACCGGCAGCGGTAGCTGGTCTCCACAGATTGGAGCGTAGTAATCTCGGCGATAGATAGCGTCGGCCTGGGCGCGGGTGAGCTGCTTAACAGGGACCGGAGCCGAGGCACCAGGTACACCCGACACCAGGCCATCACGTACACCGTCGCGAGCATCAGATATTCCAAAGTTGGTCTCCCCACCGGAGTCGCCAGGCAGGTTGGTGTACCCGCCTTCGGCCAGTCCGGTGAATTTCATACACGTTTCGAAGTTAGACATTAAGGCATCCCAATGAGTTGGCCAATCAGGGTGCTCAGCGAGCTGAGGTCACCCGTGTGCAACGCGATGTAGATACCGCATACGAGGGCACCCGTGGTGATGCACCACCGGATGACTTTCGCCCCATTCACAAAGATTTTGCCGATGGTGCTCATGGTCTGCTGGATGTCCTGGATTTGGTCCACAACCTGCAACTTCGCATTGACCTGCTGCCACCGGGCGTCGTTCTCGCTGAGCTTGAGCAGCATGGCGGCGTCGCCCTGCTCCAGCGCTGTGATGCGCTGCTCGTGCTTATCGACTCTGGCTTCAAGGTTTTCCATACGGGCCTCCTGTGTGCCCATACGCGATTGCAGATTAGGAAGTTGTTTCTGTGGTGGTAGTGGTGTCGGTTGGGCTTCCATCTACTTTACCCTTACGTTTCTTTAGGAATAATAGCACCAGTCCGAAAACCAAAATCAGGATAGCACCCATGCAGATGAGGAAGGCCCACAGGAGGCTCTTAGAATCGCCCTGGTTCACGACAAACTTCTCAGCCTGTACGTTCCCCTGGGTTACCTGCGAACCCTGCTTAGAAGCGTTCACAGCGCCTCCTGTGACATCCTTCACTGTTACACCTTCATCCCCCTGCTTGGCAGAATCTACCTTGGCGTTGCCTGATACATCCTTAACCGTGCTGGAGTCTTTGCCCTGCTTTGCGTTCTCTACTTTCGCGTTACCGGATACGTCACCGACCTTCGTGTCTTCTGAGGTCTTCGCAGTCACACCAATGCCCTGCTTCGTATTCTCGGCACCGACCTGTGCGGTGATGTCCGGCTTATTCGGCGAGATGGCCGATGTGGCGGCAGACAGCAGTGATGTGGCGGCGCAGCCCGTCAATGTCAGTGACAGTGATAGGACTGCCCCAGCCATGAGCTGAGACAGTTTCATGGTTTACCCTTACGCTGCGTTAGCGATGGCGGTGAGTGCAGTTTGCAGTGCGGTGATAGCCGCCTGGTACTCTGCCATCAGGTCGGTGTTAGCAGTGTCGATAAAGCCGGAGTTGTCGAAGTCCTTGCAGACTTTCAACAGGGTGTTTGCTTTTTCCATCAGCGCCTTACGCTGCGCTGCGGTAGATGATGCTAAGGCCATGTTAGGCTCCTATTACGCGAGGGTTACGCCAGTGACTACACCGTTGGCCACGACCAGTGTCGCGGTGGTGCCTGTGCCAGTAGCAGTTGTGGTGTCGCCGTTGTCAACCAGGGCCACGGTAGCCGCCAGGTTCACGCCGGTCAGGGTGGTGCCAGTTACCACAGCGGTGGCATTGTGGCTGTCTGCGCCAGCACTGTTACGCACTGCCACGGTGCCGGAGTTGGCAACGACCGCAGAGCCAGTAGGGACAGAGCTGTAGCCAGCGGCTGCGAGAGCCGCCTGTGCACGGGCGATGGTAGCAGCCAGTTCAGCCGCCTCATCCGTGCTCGGGGTATTACCGCGCTCACTGAAGTGATGCAAATCTTTGCCACATTGGGCCAGAGCAGCTTGCAGTTCAGCGCGCTGTGCAGCGGTAGCTGTAACAATACTCATCTCATTCTCCGTCGAGCACCACGAGCCTGCTGCTTGCTATGTTCCAGCCGCCAGCGTTTGTCGTCGTAGCCCATTGGGTTGTTGATAAATTCGCGCGCCACAGTAACGCGGCGCTTCTCAGCCTCCTGCCCCTCGTCCTGTTCCAGGACAGCGACATGGAGGAATACCGCAGCAGACAGGGCTTCCACCCGGTCGTCGTGCGGGATGCTATCTTTCTGCGTGGTGAGGTTCTGCATCTGGTAGAACAGGGAGTATTCCCGGCCACCATTCTGCATACTCCGGCAGTACCGCAGGTCCGCCTCCAGCACCGCCCAGTGCAGCACCACGCGGTGCCGTTGCAGGATGGGGTTCAGCTGGTTCAGGATACGGACCTCTTTCTGACCCGACGAGTAGATACCCTTCGCGTCAATTGTCAGCCCCTGGCGCTTAATCTCGCCGCGATACATGTTGGTGACCGCGCCGTGGCCCATGTTGTCTTCGATGGTCACGTCCTGGGCACCGTGTGCAGCGAGGAACTTAACGCACTCCGCGATGTTTTCCTCCGTCTGCCCGCCGTGGTACACATGCATGCCGGTGACATGGATATACGGACCGATGCTGGCAGTGACGACACAAACTGATTCGTCAGTACCGCCGCCAGCGGTGTCGAGGAACGCCCTCTGGTTCGTGAACTTGACATAGGTATCCGAGAAGTCTGCGGCCAGGTACAGGTTGGTACGCGCCAGCGGGAAGTCCTGCGGCAGCTCGGCCAGATGCCGGGGGTTATTCGACCAGTGGAGCGTCTCCGGTGCCGACTCAGGCGAGCCGTGGAACAGGATGAAGTCCTGCAACCGGATAGTCTGCTTCAGCGCATCCGACAACGAGGTGTCCAGCATGAACTGCAACTGGAAGCCAGCCTGCTGGTAGTCCATCTCGTTGGCCAGCTGCTTGGCCTCTGTATAGCGCGCAGGGTCAGTCTGGGCACCACGGTTACCGAGGATGCCGTAGCCTGTCCTCAGTTCCGGGTGCCCATCTAATTTCTGCTTGATGTATGGTGCCAGACAGCCACCGTACCGTTCTTCTTCTTCCACCGTCGGGTATCGGCCAGGCCAGATACGGACAGTGAAGCCGCGCTGCGGCAAGGAGTTGTAGATGGAGTCCTGCGTCTGCGGCGTACCGAGGTACAGAATCTCCGCACCGTTGTTGGCGATAGCCGAGAACTCTTTGGTCAGGGTCGCGATGCGTGCACGGTTCGCCGGGGAGCTACCATTACTGGTGGTCTCCACGTCGTCGGCAATCAGCAGGGACACGTGGTTACCCTGGAGCTGGCCAAAGATACCCACAGCCTTGACGGACGGCTGCTTATCCGGGATACGGAAAGCGTGGTGCACGTCGAAGCCTTCGGTGAATGACATACGCGCGCCCATGCGGGACTCAGGCTTGAGCCAGTCGAGGCGGTCCCACTGCATGATGGCCGACACGATGGCGTGCGAGAGCGTACCCGCATAGTCATCAGAACCGGACACCAGCAGCACAGTGCCGCCGGGTGACCGGATAAATTCGTACAGCGCCCTGGCAATGCCGACAGTGGACTTGGCCTCACCGCGCTGCGCCATCACACATTTGTTCGGGATGTCACGGTCGTCCATGAACTTCCCGATGTCCTCCTGCATCTCTGTGAGGTCGAAGCCGAGCCAGCTGAAGTAGTCCCGGAGGAACTTCGGGAACCCAGCGGTCAGGTAGTGCTCGCGTACCAGTGCTGCCTTTTGCAGGCGCTGTAACATATCCATTAGTGCATGAACCCTGAGTCGTCAGCAATCTTATCCAGCGCCTGTGACAGGATAGCCTCCCGGTTGGAGCTGCCAGTCATCTCTGCCTGGAGCTGTGCCTGGAGCTTTTCCAAATCGTCGGCGTGGTCTTTGTCGGCGACAATGCCGTTGTCCTTGAGGATTTTAGCCATGACCGCCAGCTCGGAAGCTGGCAGGGGCATGATTCTTTCCTCGCCCTCAATCATGACTTTGCAGCCAGCGATGCGGGCAAGGAGGTAATCCAGCAAGGCCTCGTGCAAAGCACTGAGCTTTTCATTGGCCTTTGCCATGTTCCACCTTTAGATGTTGTTGACGATGACGTTGTTGGAATCGCCTGAGCTGTCGAGTACGGCGGTGCCAGAACGGGCGTCATCGGAGATGGTCAAAGCAACCATAGTGCGCAGTGCACCAGAGTCAATCTTGACCAGGTTCGGGTACTTGTTGCCGACGTTCTTCCGCACACCCACCACGCCGACAATGCTAGCGCGGACGCAGCCCTGGCCAATCTCAATCGGCTGGTTGCCGCTGGAGTTGTAGAAGTCCACGATGGTGACATCGCGAATCTTCGGCTCAAAGATGGCGCTGGTGGCGTCAGACGTGAAGTTAATCGCCCGGCCCACACCGTTGCCCAGCGTACCGCCGATGATGGCGATGTTGCGCATGATGCCGCCGCTGGCAGTCACGAACTGAATCTGAGCCGTACCACTCTGGAGGTTGCCGCCGTACATGTAGTTGTTGAGCAGCTGGAGGTCCGCAACCAGTGAGCCGGAGCCTGAGCAGTCTACCCACAGCATGCAGTTGTTCGAACCGTCGAACTGGCAGGTGGTGATAAAGATGTCCTCGACATGGCCGCCATTCAGCGCTGCGATGTAGATGGACTTATCAGCCGGGTACAGGATGCACTCTGTAAAGCGGATACCTGCGACCTGCGAACTATTGCTGCTGTACGAGCTGACACACGCGATGTAGATGTCGCGAGAGCCGGAGATGGCCGTGTTGTTCACGAACTGGCAGCTGTGGAATGTCATGTCGCCACAGAACGCATTCTCGCCCTGAATGAACACGCAGGACGACGCGGTGGTCATACTGCCGTTCCAGATGCCCACACGCTGGAAGTTAATCAGGCGGGTGTTAATCAGGGCCAGGCCGTAAGTGAATCGCTCAATGTACACGTCGTGCACCTGTGATTCCTTCAGGCCAATCAGCTTGGTGCTGGTCGTGCCCAGTTGCAGGCCGCGCGTAGCACCAGCGCCAGTGGTCACAGGCAGGATACCGAAGTTATGGAAGTGGAAGTCAGCAATCTGCTGGGTGCTGTCGTTCGAGCCAACGCAGCTGATGACGGCGTCACCGGTGAAGCTGGCAGCTGCGCGGAAGCGCGTACCGGCGAAGATGACACCCTGGCCTTTGAACTCTACACCGATGCTGGCGGAGTTCGGCACAGTCAGCGTAGAGGACACAATGTACTGACCGGACATGGCCTCGAACGTTGGGCGCAGGCCCAGCACGCTGGCAGAGTTCGCCAGGCAGTTCAGAGCGGCCTGGATAGCAGCAGTAGAGTCGGTGGTGTTGTCGGCCTTCGCGCCCCACCACTCAGGGTACACGTGGCGGATGCCGTACACTGCGCCAGCACCAGAGAAAATCTGTACGCCTGGGTTGGCAGCGAACGAGCCGGTGAACGTGGCCGCCGCGCCGCTGGTGGTCTGGATATTGCCACCGCGCACGTTAACCGTGCAAGACACAGTACAGGTGCCGCTCAGTACGAGCGTACCTTCAACGATGAGGTAACCAGCCAGGCCAGCAGCGGGGCTAGCCAGGATAGTAGTGCCTTTCGGGATGATGACGGTGTTACCCGCCACCATTGCTTCGGTGAGCGCAGCGGTGCTATCCACTGCGCCGGTGGGGTCCACTCCTGGGTACGAATTGATGTACGTCAGGTATGATTCGCTCAGCTCGGACTTCAGCGCGATGTCCGTTACGTTGACCGTCACCGCGTGGTTATTATCCTCAAGCTGGTCTACGATGAGCTTGCTCTCGGTTGACATTATTTTCCTTAGCGCACTCGCCGCGCTTCTAAATAGCCATTCACCTGCAAGGTGCCAGACGCCACTTCAGCATAGGCAGCAAGGTAAATGGTTGTGGTTGAGGATACGTTAATCCGTTTGCGGCAGCGGGAGTTCACGTCGTAGCTGTCACTTCCGCCTTTGGTAGTGCGGTCCGGGAACGCAGGCACGGTCGCTGACGTGGTGGTGATACCACACATGGTAACGGCAGTGCTGCCTCCGGTGATATCGAACAGGGCCACACCGTCAACTTCCCAGTCACCTGCTGTAAGCGACAGGCTCACAAGGTTCACCTGGGTCGCCGTGGTGTAGCTGGTTAGAGTGCCAGTAGCCGACAGCACCTCGCCAACCTTACCGGTGGCGGCGTTTGTGCCCGCAGTCGTACCTTGCAGGGAGGTGATGTCCGTGTTGGCACCTGATGCTGCCGCGCTCAGGGTTGAGCGTACTGCCGATGCAGACGCACCTTTAAACACGGCGATGCCCGTAGTGCCGCCGCCCAGCGCTGTCAGTGCACCGTCTGCTGTGGCCGCACCCGTGCCGCCCAGTGTGATAGGCTGGGTCTTGCCTTCTTCGGCAGTCATACGCACGCCCAGCGCAGCAATAGCGTCAGCGTTGGTGGTGATAGCCGTGCCGTGTGCAGTCTGCACGTCCAGCGCTGCGATGTTGTCCACCGCGATGGTGAAGCTGCCGTCGCTCGTCGTCAGGTTGTTAGCCGTCACGTTGTACAGCTCGTCAATCTCGAAGGCGTTGCCCAGCACGTTCCAGGCGGAACCCTCGCCGATAGTCACGGACTGGCCGGGGGCAATGGTGATTTGAGGGCCAACAGAGAAGGCGTTCATGTTGTCCGGGATGACCACGCTGTTCTCAATGCGCTGACCGTGCCAGGTAACCACTGACATTTCATTGGCCAGGATTGGCGTAGCCGAGGTAATCTGGCTCTGCAAGCTGGCGTCAGCTGCTTGGCGCTCGGCAATTTCAGACTCAAGTGCGTCGTTCACGAAGTCCGCATCTGCTGCGTTCTGCACTTCCTCGACAGCAGTCTGGTACTGCTCGAAGTTGGAGTCGATATTGGAGCCGGTAAACGCCGCGCCCTCACCGAATTTGTATAGCAGCTCCGCATCAGTAAGTCGCTTAAGTGTTACTTTGGCTCCAACAATAGGCGCAGAAGTAAACACGATTTCCTTAGTGGCGCTGTCATAGGCGTACCCGGTGGTCTGCTCGACCTGGTCCAGGTACACGACAATACTCGTCCATGAGTATTGCGCGAAGGTAACAGCAAACCGTGTGGTCGTGCCGTCACCGGTGTAACGATTAGAGGTAATTGCCATTATTCACCCTTCACGGCGTTGGTTAGGGCGCGAACACCCGGCACAATCGAGAGCAGGGGGATAGCGGCCATTGTGTTACCTGTCGCTTGGCGCAGGTCGTTGCCTAATTTGTCGGTGTCTCCGGTGGCGGCATGGCGTCCAGCACTCGCGACATTACCGGCGATGCCGTACACCCGGTCCAGGAAAAGTAAACCGGGCGCACCAAAGCTCCGCTGTTGCCCTGACAGCACGCCAGTGAACTCAGACGCGAAGCCAATCGCGCCCATGTAGTTAATGGCTTGCCCCGCCAGGCTAGTGATGGGAGCTTTGTCGTCGAAACCTTTACCGGAGATGACGTTGTTTGCAGCGGTGGCCATCATCGCAAGCGGGAACTGGTACGCCATGAGCGTGGCAAGGCCTCGGGCACCGTCCTTATTGAACGTCCCGACCAGTGTCTTGTTATGGGTGGCCGCTACGAAGCGACGGAAAGTAAACAAGAATTTACCCAGGGTACTGAACTCGGCGAATGCCGGGAGTTCCCCGAGGCGTGCACGCACGATGGCATCATCCATAGCGTTAATCATGGCCGTGCGGGCCTTGATGAACGTGCCCTCATCCCAGTCGTCGAGCTTGTTACCGTGCTGGGCGAACTGCGCGCGGATGCGCGACAGGTCACTGTCAGACAGCCCATAGCCCTTCATGGCCTTGATTGCAGCAGCATCCCCTTCCCCGGCTTTGCGCAGGGTCTGTGTGACCAGCGCCGCGTTGACTCGCGTCTGATGGAAGTGGATATACTTCTGCATATTCAGGAACATAGTGTTGTCGCGGGCCTGCTCCATACGCATCATCCAGGATGATTTGTCGGCGGCGAACATGTCTTCGTAGTGCTCCATTACTGGTCGCATACGAATCTCACCAGCCACCTGCGCGGTCAGTGCTTCCTCGACATCCAGCGCTAATGCGCGTCCCTCCTTAGTATGGATTCTCATCTGCTGCATTAATGCACGACTTTCCGGGATGGCGCGTAGCATGGCGCGGAACGTCTTCACAGCACCGTAGCGCTGCATAAGCGTGCCGTATTCGACCAGCTGCCACAGCCCAGACGATGCCAGGCCCGTAGCCTGCGTCAGCGCCGCCAGGTTGCGCATGAACTCCGGCATACGCTCGCCGACCGGCTGGCCTTTGTAGTAGGCCATGATGTTGTCGAACTGCTCCAGCGCTTTGCGGCGCTCTACCGGATTGCTCAGACCCATAGCCAGCTTCTGCCGCATCTCAGCCTGTGCCGCGTCATCGCCCAGTCCGTCCGAGTGCAGCGCAATACGACCAGCAATGCGCCGGTTGTAGCTGTCCATCATTGAGCTGATGCTGTCGTCGAACAGGTCGCGCACCTGCATGCCTGGGGCAATCTGGTGCATCATGTCGATGTTGATGCGCGTCTTCAGCATAGGCGCACGGCCGGCGTCTTCGCCCTTCGGTTGCAGCAGGGCAGAGGCGCGCGCGCGGGCTTCCTCGTTGACACCGGGCAGACCGTTGATAATGTCCAGCAGCTCCTGCCGCCCTTCCTGGTTAATCACAGCACCAGAGTTGTCGATGCCATAGCCCTTGCGTCTGGCGCGCTCGACCATCGCACGGGCGATGACGTTGGCCGTTGGTCGGTCAGAGTTGATGCCCTTCTGCACAGCCAGGGTCATCTGCTTCATGAACGCTTCCTTGCCGACGGCAGCTTCCATCCGCTCGACGTTGGCCACGTTCATGCGGCGCGGGTAGTAGTACGGGTTCTGTTCAGTGAACCCTTTCTCTACCATGCCCCGGCGCTCCATCTCTTTACCCACCATGCGCGAGTATTCGCCCAGGCGGTCAGTGGCATTGGCCACCGCCGGGTTGCCGCCACGGTACGCCGGGTCAATCATGCGCTGGTCCAGCTCCATGCGAACCTGCTGCTCGAAGTCCTGCTGAGCGCGGCGGAAACCTTTCGGGTCCAGCATGCGCTTAGCGTTGCCCCAGCCCTGGTCGCGCAGTGCGCTCAGCATGGAGTCCTCGTACTGGTGCAGGCCCATTGAGAAACGGGTGCTGACCTCCCGGTGCACAGACGCCACAGAGTTCACGTTAGGGTTCAGTGGGTCGTCCAGCAGGCGTGACGCCACAGCCTGACCTTCCTGACCATAGCTGCTCATTGTCTTGAACAGGGACAGCTCAGCCCATGGTCGCTTAGGCTGAGACATAGTGCCAGCCCTGGCGTTGTCGTAGCCTTCCTTCGCCACCTTAGTGATAGAGCTGGGCACCTCGTCGATGACCTCAGCTGCTGCCATGGTTGGGTTGAACGTACCGGCCATAGCCAGGGGCGAACCCATGACGTTCGGGTCCACTGGTTCGCCACCGTTGCGGCGCTGCATCTCTGCTGCGAATTCCTCCGGCGACATGTCGGCCAGGCTACGCTGCGGGGCACGGTAACCCAGCACAGAGGCACCGGCGTGCATTGCTGCTGCCATGATAATCTCTGCGTCGGACACCGGGCGCACTTCCTGGTTCACAGCCGATTGCAGACCCAGAGTACCGGCAGCGCCCAGCGCAGCTGCACCCAGGCGACCAGCCTTCAGTGCAGTGGCTGCGCCAGCGGACAGCAGGTCAGCGGCCAGGTACATTGGGTCGGCGAACTGGACTACCGTGTTAAGTAGCGGAGAAGCCTGCGCCAGCTGTGCACGCTCCTGCATATCCTTAACCTGCTGAACGCGCCAGTTGAACTCGTCCTGAGAATTAGCCTTGAACAGATAAGCGCGCTGGTCCTCAGAGATTGGCACGTCAACATTCTGCAATGCCTCGTCTTTCTTGAAGGCAGGGTCATCCTGGAACTGAGGCTTGTTGAACGCGGCGTTGAACAGCTGCGTGGTGTCCCAGTTCTGCACTGCCGCAGTCAAGGATTTGGACAGCGGCGTATTGACCAGCTCCTGGTCGCGCTGGTACGTATCCTCAGCTGCCTGGGCCTGGGCCTGTTGCAGGGGTGTGGTTACGTTCTGCGCCTGGACCGGCGCTGGCATAACCAGAGTGGGAGCAGTGCCCCCTGCTCTGGGGGCCATGAATTTGTCTAAATCTTGCTGCGTAAGTGCCATTATTGCATTCCCGCCATTAGGCTCGATTCGTAGAATTTCTGACGCTCCGGACCAGCCAGCTTGTAAGCCGGGGTCTGGTGGAGGGCAGCCATAACATCAGGGCTGCGGGTACGGATAGCGTCTGCCAGTCGGCCATACGCCCCACCCGCCTTGTACCAGTTCTCACCGCCCTGGTAGCCAATCTGCATCATGAACTGGAACTGCGCGTTGTTGGAGCTATCCCAGCCCAGCGCCATTCCAGCTGCACGCGTAGAGTTAGCCACGCGGTTGGTATGGTTGATGAACGAGTCGTGAATATCCTGCGATGTCCACTGGCCGCTGATAGAGCCGCGACCTGCAAACTCCGGAGACCGGTTGCTGATACCCACGCCATTCGTAGCCACACCGGTAGAGTCCCGGTAGACCGTGTTGCGGATACCTTCCATGTTAATCAAAGCGCCACGGGCCTGGAGCATCTGCTGCTCGTCAATGCCTGCGGTATTCACCCCATTGACACGGATACCGACATTGCTCTGTGGGTCTACGTAGAGTTTCCCCTCCCCATACACCTCGTTGTTCACAGTCGCAGCCACACGGTCATCCTCGCGAATGCGAGTCTGTACAGCGCTGGCTGGGATGGTGTACGTGTCCGGCGCAATGTTCCCCTTCTTGTCGAAGTATTGAACCTGCAACGAACCGTCAGCGTTAAACGAGTATGCGGAGTCGTAGCCAGACGGAGCCTTGCCCTGGTTGAGGGCAGCGATGGCCGAACCGATACGGTCCGACGCCACCTCTGGCCCTAAGCCGAGCATTGACTGCACTGTCCGGCCTCTCGGCGCGACTAACACAGAACCTGGGTTCAGCGTGCTTTCCCCGATGCGCGTAACGCGCGCGGCAACATTGGCCATAGCCAGCTGCTGCATCCCCTCAGTGGAGATGTTCGGGTTCTTGAGTACCTGAGCTTGCAGTTCTTCCCGGTAAGCCGCTGACACCTCACCCAGCTCTTGAGCTGCCGCGATGTCGCCAGATGCCACACGGGCCTGGTACTGGTTGCGCGCGTTCTCGGAGAACACACCAGCCAGCCCTTGCCATGTACGGGAGAAGAAGCCCTGGGACTCCAGGGAGTTGACAGATTTGTTGATGTCGGTCTGGCGCTGAGCCAGCAGCTGCGACTTCTGAGACGGGGTAAGACCCGCCGTCTTCTGCTGCGACTGCATGTAGTTCTCGCCAGCCTGGTCAACAGACTTGCCTGCTTTGATTTGCTCACGCATGGCGACCAGCTTCTCCTGATTCTCCGGCGACAGGCCGGACAGAAGTTTGCTGAATGCCATCGTATCGCCGTGCTGCTCTGCCACCGTGATACGGTCGAGCATACTGGTCACCGACTGGGCAGCGTCAGGACTCATCTGGCCCACCGTTCCGAAGTTGGACAGGCCAGGCTCAATGAGCTGTGCCGCCTTCTTGTAGGCTGACGGGAACCCCGTGCTTACACCGATGTTAAGTAAGCCCTGGGCAACACTTGATGAGGTGGCTCCAGGTAGCTTCATTGCTGTCTTAACATAAGCATCGGCGGCATCGTCCTGTGATGCACCCAGTCTAAGCATGCCGGTTTGGTCACCCTGCGCAAATGCATTGGCGAGCTGCCCGGCTTTCGCGGTCTTCGCGTAATTCTTGAGGTACTGCTCCTGAGCGGACATGTACCCCTGCGGGGAGATGGCGTTGGCATCGACCATCCGCTGCAACACCCCGTTGAAGTCTTTGACCGGCACATCGCCGTACGCATCCTGGCGCGCGGTAATCTGGCTGTACGTGTCGAACAGCGTCTGATTATCCTGTAGCGTGGTCCGGTTCTTTGACTCCCGAATCTGGCCCTGAAGCTGCGCCAGCTGGTCCGACGGCAAGCTGTTCAGCAGGCCAGAGTTAACCACCTGCTCCACTGCCTGGCGTGAATCCTGGGACAGCATCAGCCCCATCAGAGAAGTCACCTGCTTCTGGCGAACCTCCATAGGAAGCTTGTCGTCGGTCAGGATAGACTTCGCCCAGGTCATCGTAGCAGCGGTGGCGTGTCCGTAGGCCGTGCCATCGCCAGACGCCTTAGCACCGGCGACGATGGTAGCCAGGGCGTTACCCTGCGCGTTATACATCTGAGCGCGCTGGTTAATCTGCCACTGCCCATGCTGCGCCGCCTGGGTCTGGATAAGGGTGTTGTTGAATGTGAGCTGGTTCTCCATCAGCTGCTGGCGACCCTTCATGGTCATGCCGTCAGTGTCGGAGAAGATGTCCCGGTTGTTATCCTGGACCACTTTCAGGAAGTCTTTCGGGTCCATCGCCTGGTACTGTGGCATCTTAGCCGAGATGGTAGACGCCTGCTGTGCCATCTGCATGCGCTTCAGCTGGTCGTTGTAACCACCTTCCTGCGCGCTGGCTGTGAGCCAGTTGCTGTTCAGTTGGTCTAGTGCCATGCCAGAGACCGCAGCGTTCTGGCCCTGCACGTACCCTTCTTCCTGGGACTTATCGATGTACTTGTCGGCCAGCGTGTTGGCCATGTTCATGATACGCGCCAGTGACTCCGTGGGGAAAGTGGAGACACGGGTATCACGCGGGGCAGCAGCGCCGGACGCCTGCGATTGGTACACCTGAGCCGTGCCCATCGATTCAGGGTTGAGATTGGAGCCTTGCTGGTCCCGCATAATAGCCATGACTAACTCCCGAAGATTGAGTAGTTGCTCGAATTGTACCCCTGGTAGCGGTTATTTGTACCGTCGTCCAGGTTGAAGCTTTGGTCGTAGTTCTTGTTGAAGTCGTAGTTCATCCAGTCGTTACCAGTGCCTGGGTCAGTCGCGGCCTTGGCATCGTACGCGGTCGTCTGTGACGTACCGGAACCACCCTGGGACCACTGATTGCCAGATGTTGGCTGATAGTCAAAGCTGGAACCAACCAGACTGGAGAAGAACTGCATTGTCGAAGTGCCCCAGGCACGGCCAATAACCTCGCCGCGTGACGTAGGCTTCTGGCTGTACCGCTGAGCGTTGACCGCCGAGTTGATAATGTCGTCAACCTGGGTATCCATGTTGATTTCCTGAATCTGCTCGTTGGCCCGTGTTTTCGCCATTGCGGTCTGCTGCTGGCGTTTGATGTCGTTGGCCGCATCGTTGACGCTGGCACCCTCAATGCCCGCAGCTGCTGCGTTGTTGAGGGATGCGCCCATAGCACGGTTGGCTTCCTTGCCAATGTTGTACAGGTCGGTGCCAGTCTGCTGCCGCAGGAGACCACGTTGCAGGGCAACGGTGTTCAGCCGGTTGCCCATAGCTTCCCACTGCATCTTGTTCAGACGCTCGTTCTCAGCCTGCGTAGCCTTCATCTGCGCACGTTCCTGCATGCCTTGGGCATAGGTCGTGATTGCAGAGTTCGTGGCATCGGCACCTGCTTTAGCAAAAGCTGCGCCGCCCATTATACTCTCCGTAACTTGTTGTTGTACTTGATGATGTACCCCAGGCTCTGAATGTTCAGGTCGGCGGCAGTGTTAGAACTCAGCACGAATACGCTGCTCTCGGACTCCATGCCTACCCGCACACGCAGGCGGTAGCGCTCATCAAGCGCCGCGCTACCCAGGGACAGTTCGTCCGACTGGTAGCTGATTGCCGGCGACTCCAGCGCATCGTACACCGTGCCACCCCGGTCGTCTGCCGTGATGGTGAACGGTGACGTGTACCGCAGCGCCATTGTGTAGTGCTGAATCACCAGCTTATCCGCATCAACGTAGCCGCCGTTCTGGTCAACCAGACGCGGGGGCGTAGGGCTGAACAACGCGGTATACCTGATACCAACCATCAGCGTGTCAACGTCGTACGTTGGCTGAAGGTACAGGCGGCGATTGTTGATGTCGAGCGACTTAACGCCCACCTCAGCAGCGATGTAATCGCCGGTGTGCACGTTCACGGAAACAGAATCAAGGTTGCCGTCAGTCGTCAGGTGGTTCACGATAGCCGTCCACAGCTGCGCCTCCGGGCCGGTGCTGCCGAACACGATGTATGGCGCACTCGGCGTCGTGTTGTTCAGCGACATGGTTAGATTCATGTCTGTAGCGGGCAGATAGCGCGGCGGGTCCGACGGGTCCGGGCTATCACGCAGGGACAGGGTAATGAGCCGCATGTCCGAGTCGCGCTCCAGCAGGACGTGCAGTACCTCACGAACGAACCACGCAGCATGCACCGTACCGTCGAACGTCCACTTGTGCCAGGATGACAGCACCTTGCTATCCCCGGACCACAGGTACTCGTTGATGAACAGCGTGTCAGTCTCGTCGGAGGAACCGAACACCACGATGTTGTTCGTGGTCGAGCTGGTGATGAACGTGCACGCACCTTCCAGATACGTGGGCAGATGGTCTGTCACGTCCTGGCTGGTGTACTGCAAGTCGGTGTACCCTGACGGCAGCATCTCCTTCACAGAGAAGCTGCTGTTCGAGCGCGGGTACGCGAAGTAGAGCGAGCGACCAGCGGCCATCGGCGACACGTCAGTGTCCATCTGGTAGGTGGACGTGAGCACAGCCGTGGCGTTGTTCGGAGTCAGCACCTGGTTGCGGCCAGGGATTACGCCCTGGTGCTGGTCTGACGCCAGAATCAGGTCTGAGTTGAACGGCACGCCGTACCGGAAGTTAGCGCCGGAGAAGCTGGTAGCCGTGAACTCGATGCGGTCCGAGTCCAGTACCTGTGTCACCGTGGTGCGGAAAAAGTATTCCCGGTACTCCTTCGTGCTGGCACCCATTGAGATGTACGGGCCGGAGAAGCAAATGAGCCTGCCCTGGAACGTAGCGATGCCGGTAATGCCTACGCCCGACTCATCCAGGAACGCCGGGATGGCGTTATTGGCATCATTCCCTGACGTGCGGCCAGGCCAGGTCTTGTCCGTGAACGCGTGCTGGTTGGTGTCCTCGGTTGAGTCCACGGCTACCGGCATGGTGTCCGGGTCAACGCCGGTCGGTGAGCCGTACTCGGCGCATTCTACCCAGCGGCCCTGGTCCTTCTCCCACTGGAAATACTGGGCGAAGGTGTCGTCGCCCACGGTCATGATGAAGCCATCGGCGTCGTCTGGCAGGTTAGCTGGCAGGTCGTCGGTGTCGTCCACGATGTGGGCGTTCGACGCTTTGGCGTACGTCTGGCCGGTAGCAGTCGTCACGTTCAGTGTGCCCTGCGTCCCGTCGGTCGTGATGAGGATGTACGCGCCGGTGCGGTTGATGGCTGTGATGCCCATACTGTTGCCAACCCAGCTGGCCATGTTACCTGTGAGCCACAGTGCGATATACTCAGGGTTTGAGTAATCTGCTGCGTTCTCGCTGGTGGACTCCGGCGTGGTGTATGTCAGGGATTCCGAGCCACCGTCGTTGGATACGGTGATGATGAACTCTTTGTTGTACGCACCGGCGATGACGAACCAGAACCCCATAGTGTCTGGGTTCATCCTGGTTTCTTCCGTCAGTAGGTCAGGGATAACGTCAGAGTTCGCGATGTACAGCGTGCTCCCCACCGTGGCGAACGTGATGTCGCTCGGGTTCGGCGTGACCAGGTAGTCCTTCTGTCCCACCAGCTGCACAGTCTCGGTCTCAACGATTGCCGTTAGCGCGCCGGTCACGGTGTTCACGATGAACGTGGTAACACCCCAGCCCAGGTTGGTAGTGTATGTGCGCAGATGCCCAGTGTTGCCAATGCTCCACTGGTTTGCGTCTGTACTGGATGCGTCCAGAGCCAGGCGGCTACCCGGACGCTTGCGCAGACCTCGCACAGTATCCGAGGTCATGTTGACTTGTTCAGTCACCTGTGAGTCCTGGCGGTCAGTCCACACCTGCTGACTGACACCACCCAGGATTGATTTGTAATTGCTCTGGACTACGGCCATTAACCCCTCCGGGCAGATTCGTAGCGCCACCACTGGCGGCGAGTACGCGCATTGTACCTGCGCTGGCGCGTGTGCTGCGCCTGTAGCTGACCGAGCGCCAGCTGATAACTGGTGGTCAGGCTCATAGGCGGCTGCTGCTCCCCTGTGTCCTCCACGTACGCTGACATGGCGGCGGCGAATGCCACCACCCGCTGGGCAGCAGATGTGAGGTCGGTCCAGGCCAGGTCATACGTAACCATCCCTGAAACATTCTCAGTGAAAACAAAGGATTGCGTGTCTGTGTTGTAAAGATAGCCGTCGCGAACAATGCACTCGTACTTATCGGGTACGAATGCCAGCGCGTCGGCAGGGTATGCGACTTTACCGTCAGTATCCACATTGATAGTGACGGGCACGGTGTTGAACCACCAGCCCTCGCCGAGCAGTTCCTCACGCGCGATGTCGAGCTTGGCTAATGCCAGGATGACAGAGGGGTGACGAAGCTCAACGGATGAGACGGGGTGTTCAGACAGACCGCACAGTACGATATTCACTGCCTCAAGTTCTGTCATAAAGCCTCCGGGTTAATACAATCATGCCCCGCCGTAGTGGCGAGGCATTGTTCTATTACTCGGTGGAGATTGCTGCTACAACGTCTGGACGTTTCTGACCGATGTTGTACATGTGGAAGCTGTCGAGAACGTTGTTCAGTTCACGCTCATCATCCCACACGCGGTTGAACAGTGGCTGTGCTTCCACAGTCACCAGCGCCAGGGTTGGGTCAAAGATAATCATTTGACGTTTCGCCTGGTCAGCGGTCAGCTCGAACTCAGCGCCCAGGATGTGGTCAGTGACCGCACCGGTAGCGAAGCTGTTGGTCTCGATGATGCGCAGACCGTTGATGTACGCCACACGGCGCATCGCGAAGTCGTTCACACCCTGACCGCCGGTGAACTGGATGTTCATCAGCTTCTTGTGCTCCAGCAGAATGTTGAACCACTCTGGGGAGACCAGGGTCACCAGCTTGCCGAGGTCGGCGTCACGGCGGATGAACGCAGCCAGTGCTTCTTTGTGAGCCTGCACCAGTGCATCAGCATCAGCTTCCAGGTCAGTGCCGCCCAGGACGACGCCGTCAATCAGGATACCGTTGTTGAATGCGCCAGCCAGTGAAGCTGGGGGCACGAAGTCGGCAGACTTCTGAAGCTGGATGGTGTGGCCGCCGTCGAAGGCTTTCGCCTGAGCAGTACCCATGTTGCGGGTAATCTCTGCGCGGAAGTCTGGCGCGGTCCAGTCATCCTGGTAGTCGATTGGGATGCGGATGTAGGACACAGTGTCCACAGTCACAATCAGCTTCTCGCTGCGCACTGGCTGGGAATCCAGAGCTTCGCCGGACTTACGGGACTTCACAGTCACGGTGCCCAGGCGGTCGCCGCGCCAGGTGTTAGACTGGTTGGCCACTGACTTGAAGTTGGTCAGGCCGCTGCGAAAGATTGAGTTGTAGATGAACTGGGTCTGGACGTCACGGTCGTAGACTTCCAGGTGGATGTCGTTGTCGCTGTTGGCACCGCCCCAGTGTGGACGGTAGTTATTGGCAGCGTAAGAAGTATCAGCCATTTGCTTGCTCCGTTAGGAAATTAGTAGCCCTGCGCTTTTGCTTGTGCGCGTTGCTGAACGAGTTGTTGGTAATACTGGTTGTACTGCGGCGAACCTTTCGGATGCGCCTGCTCCAGCATGCTCAGGTGCTGATAGAAGTTTTCCTTCGTCATCACCTCACGTCCCTGTGAGCCACCGCCGTTGGGAGTTAGCAACTGCCCGCTGCGCTGAATCATGTTACCGCCCTGCTGAGCGGCACGTAGGATGTGCTGTACTGCTAAATGGACCTGGCCAGGTACGCCAGAGTTAATGGCTGCGGCCACGTACTCAATGGTCTGCGCATCTGCTGACGCGTTGAACGCCTGCACTGCACGGTCAAAGTTTTCCTTGCCACCGGCCATCTGGTAAACCTGCTGCTCGGCGGCGCGGTCCCGCTGCTCGCCTTGCGCCACCAGCGCCTGGAACTGTCCTTTCAGCATCGACACAGTCTTAGGGTCGAACTGCGCCAGGTAGCGCTCGTTCACCAATGATGGGTCGCGGCGTTCGTACGCCGGGCCGAATGCCTGCAACAGGTCAATGCCCTGACCCTGGCTCACAGCGTTCATGCCCTGGAAGATGGCCTGGCTGGTAGCGTCCGGGAAGATTTCCTTGACCTGGTCGTCAGTGATGCCGCCGGGCTGTTGCGCCAGCTGCGCTGCGGACAGCTGGCCGGGTTGTGGCTGCTGCGCGGGCTGCTGCTGGAATGGCTGCACCTGTGGCTTACCCTGTGCAGGTGGCTGTGCTGGCTGTGCGTATGGGTTGAACTGGAACGCCGGGTTCTGTGCCTGCTGCTGGAACTGCTGCGCCGCGCTTGGTGGGAACGCACCTTGCTGGTTCGGGATGAACGGCGCTGCCTGACCAGCAGGCACCTGGCCCTGCGGCAACCACGGCTGCTGGCTCTGGGGCTGTGCCGCGAACGGTGACTGCTGAGGCTGCGGCTGGCCATACGGGTTGTGCTGCTGTGGCGCTAAGTACGGGTTAGCAGGCTGCTGCTGTGGTTGCCCGTACGGATTGAACTGCTGCGGCGCAGCCTGCTGCCACGGCTGTGGAGCTTGGGGCTGTGGCTGTACCTGTGACTGGCCTTGATACGGCAGCTGCACTGGCGTGCCCATATTGCCTAGGGCCGGATTCTGCACCACAGGGCCGCCCTGATTACCGCCGCTATTAGATGGCGGCGCAAAGGCCGGGGCAGGCTGAGCTGCGGGATTGAATGCATCGGACATTTAAACTCCAGTTAAATTTGACCTACGTTGTTAGACGGGTTGAACGGCGCGGCTACCCCGTTGGCGGCAGCTGTGGCCTGGTCGATTGCCTGGCCTTCCGCTTGCAGGTCTTGCGCAGACTTGCGGTAGTCGTCCAATGCAACGCCATTGGCCGTAAAGATGGTCTCAAGAATTTTGCTCGGGTCGATACTGTTCGACACCTGGTTGATTGTGCTCACCGCCGCCATCGCAGCCTGCGCATCAGACAGTGCCTGAATCAGCAGAGTAGCTTCCACGTTGCGGCCCAGGGCATCAAGCCCCGCCACTACGTCGAGGCTCAGCAGTCCGCCGACAATATCGGGCACCGTGCCGTCATCCATCTCCGCCAGCAGGACGTACGCCAGAGGAATCTGGAACGTCTTAGCCTGAGTGGAGAATGGCCCGCCGAGGGCGCGCTCTGCACTGGCTGCTACAGTCTGGACCTCGGTCGCAGTCGTACGCTCAGAGTCGCGGAACTCGCCCGTGAACATGAACGCCTGGGACAGACGGGTGACAATCTGATTCACCTCGTCCCGCGCCTGCTGGACCTTCTGGTAGTCGCCAACCTCAACGCCTTCCAGCGTGGTGCCGGTGCCGAGGGTAATGACCTGACCAGTCTGAGCGGACTCAATGTCGTCCTGGTTGCCGCCCGAGCCGGACAGCTTCCAGATAACCCGGAGCGCTTCCTGCATGTACAGGGCCGAGCTTTCGCACAGCATCGACAGACGTGCGAAATCCCCGGCGTGGTCCTCAACAATCCCGCGACCATAATGCTCGCCAGACTTGAGAGACCACACCGGGAAAATCCAGGGGCAGACTTTTTCAGGGTAGTAATCTTTGCCAGGTGTGTAGATGCACCCGGTGTAGTTGCCAATCTGCTGGGTAATCTCGTACCCGTAACCCTTCTCGCGCTGCACACGCAGCACGCGGGTGTATAGCCAGATGCGCTTGTTCGGGCCGCACTCGAAGTTCTTCGCCCGCAGCTGCGCCTGGAACTCCATTGGCAAGCTGTCCCATTGCAGGCGCTCTTTGATGATTGCGTCGGTGACTACACCGCGCCCATCGCGCTGCACTACGAAGTTCTCCAGACCGTACACACGGTACGTCTGCGTGTCGCCGTCACGGTACAGCGCCGCGCCGCCTGTCACTGCCTGGAACGCCAGGGTTTGCAGGAGGTCGGCGTAACCGCCATTGGCTTTCGCCCGAACGACCAGACCTTTCTCGATAGTCACGAGTGCCTGGTTGATTTTGGTTTGCTGTTCGCGCTGAGCTGCACTCATCTTACCGAGCTGCAGCTTCGCGAACCGGGATGATGCCGGGAACAGCATCTCCCCTAAGCGCGCCACCATGTTGTTCACCAGCAGCGCACCAATGGATTGATAGTCCCTGGTAATCTGCTGACGCGAGATGTCGTTGGCGTCCGCCTGGTCATACTCGCTAACGAGCTTGGCCAGCGTGTACCGACTGTACTCTCGTGCCTTGGTCACAACATTGGAGTCGCGGTACTTTTGCCACAACGATTCATACGCTACGTTGGTTGGCTCACCGCTAGCCATATGTTAGCCCCCTACGCCCAGGTTGCTCGCTACGCCGGTAGTTGATTTACGGCGGCGGGATGTCAGCGTGTCGGACGATGCGTTCGTCTGGCCGCCTGATTGGATTGTAGGCGTGTTGTCGCCTGACAGGTCCGCTGATTCATTCTGCGCTGCATACGCAGCCTTCATGGATTCAGGGTCGGTGCCGATGGTGTACTGCGGATTCTGGTTGCCCAGCCCGAATACCGAACCAGCACCTTTGAATACTGAGCTGAGTGCGCTACCCATGTCATTCTCCTAAGTCGATATAGTTCCAGACCAGGCGCTTTGCTCGGCTCCAATGAGTGAAGCAGCACCAGCGCAGTCCGGCGTCACGGGTAGCCTGCTTGAGCACCCTGATAATTTCACGTGATACGCCTGCGTCCCGGTAAGCGGGGCGGACGTACTGGGCCATGACTATCAGCATCTCGCCGACGTGGATGTCCCAGGTGCAGCCAATCTGTGCCCAGCCCATAAGCTCGCCGGTAGTCTTATCACGAACGTATACATCCAGACAGCCGTTGACTGTCATGGCGTAGAACTGTTCGACGATTTCCTTCGGGTCGAGTTGAGACCAGGGGCGCTCGGACTGGATACCCGTAGCCGCTTCGAGACGTAGCTCGTACGGCATGGTTGTGTAGCCGGAGTTACCGATTGTTTGTAGCTCCTTAGTACGGATGTTCATACCACTCACAACACACCCCCTACTAATTTCCTGACATGGTCAATAACTTCCTGTCTACCTACCAGTCTATTTAACTCAGCTACACTAGATTCAGTAGTTATGTTCTGAGCTATATCAGCATACGTACCATAGATACGTTCTAAGTAGTCTACTTGGCTTCTATGGAATGCTACTCTCTTAGTATTCTGTCTATTATCAGTCATCGCTTCTTCCCATCATCGTGGAGATGTCTACTCCGTAGTACGGATGTTCATACATCAGCAGAAAAACTTGCTTGACTTCAGCACGTTGCGGATGTCGAGGTTACCCATAGCCGGGGCTTCCCGATTATATGCTGTAGCAAGCGCCTGAATGGGATTGAAATCCTCATACAATTTAACGAATTGTTCACGGATAACCTGATGCATACGCCCGGCATGCGCCGCTGCACAGCCGAAGGAATCGTGAATGGACACCATGTAGATGCCCTCGTTCCACAACGCCCACAGCACCCGCATCATATGGCTCGCGTCCATAGCGTGTACGAAGTTCGGAGCAAACGCCGCAGCGCATTTGCGTGGGTCCGGCTTATCCGTCGGCTCCTGGATTTGCACCCGGTGCACACCCATCAGATTCAGGCCTACCCGCATCTCCTTGTACTTCATGTATTGATTAGGAACCCTTAACCCTGATGGAGCAGTGAACTCCACGTACTCACCTTCCTGTCCGGTCGTGTTGGCAATCTCCTGCAACCATGCCATGAGCGCAGCTGCCGCCGGTACTACCTTCGGGATAGCATCCCACATCAGGTTAGCAATGAACGTGGCGCACTGCATCAGCTTGAAGCCCTCGGGCAGCGGCGTACGACTCTCACGTAACATTAAGCAGTAGTAATCAATCATGCCGTGTTTCGTTGCACCGTACACGTAAGTCATTACCGGCTTCTTGGCCCACGCCCTGGGTACTCCAACACTGAGCAGCCATGCACCGAGAGCAGTTGGGCTAACTCGTTCAGATTGTCGAAGTCCTTCCAGAGCAGCATTGGCGACTTTAAGGTAGATGTCAGCTTTCCGTCCAGGCGAATCGAGTAGGTTAACTGCTGCTCCACCGACCTCATCCCGTAGCATGGCAGAAAGATGTTGCAGACCAGAACATGTGGCGTCCCATTGGGTGACGACACGGCACATGTACGCAGAAGGATTTCCTGAGTCGATGGCGCGGAGAAGCTCAACAGACGCAGCCCATGCCGTGATAGGGCTATCTGCTTCCGACCAAAACGAATCATATGCCTCTGGAATACGGCATGCTTCACGTAGTCGGGGGAGTGTCTTCTCTGTCCACCGCGCGCGGTCATCGAAGTCCGTGGCATCGTACCCGAAGGAGTTCGCAATGTGTACCTTGAGCCAGTACAGACCATCTGGTCCCAGCGGCACTGGCTCGGCCAGCTCCAAGAGCGCCCGGATGGCATCGATTCCCTGTGGGTTGAGGGTCGAAGAATAATAAATTCGGCCCCTTGTATCAGCGTAAGTTGGTAGATAGACCTTATCAAATTCGACATAACGCTGTGCCTCGTTGACTGCTGCGTTCAGCGCCAGCATCTGCGACATGAACTTGCGCATGTTGGTGTGGAAGATGCGGGTACGCACTTTGAACTCGTGCGCTTCGGCGTCCATCTGCTGCTGCATCTCTTCGGGGAACTTGCTGATGTACTGTGCGAACGTAACGCCAGCGGGGATGGTGAACGGCAGCTTAGGCTGCACAGGCTCGCTAGGAAGCCCCAGGCAGCCCGTACGCGTCCGTTGCAGCAGCTCCAGTACCATTGGGTTAATTCGATACGGAACGCTGCTGAGGGCCATACACGGCTCTACGACAGGGGTAGGGTCGATACGCAGCTGCCGATACTCCCGGCGGTTCATCCGGCTGATAACCCGGTACGACTCACGCTGCCCCGGCGACTGCCACATACCGCTGCGACCGTCCTCGCTAATCTGCACGGGCGGTACAATCATCGGCGGGTAGCAGCCGCCATCAACACGGGGTAACTCCATCCAGTCCTTGAGCGTGGTAAGCACATCTTCGTGCAGTACGAAGTGAGCAGCCCCACGCATGCTGGAACTGCCGCCGCGCCGCTCAGTAACAACCAACCCTGTGTCTGCTATCGTCTGCATCATCAGTTTGCCAATCGTAATGAAGGCGCGCTGTGGCAGTAGCAGTGGGTCTTGGCCGACGTTCGTTGCAGACTTGCGCACCTTCGCCATGATGTGCTGCGGGTCTTTCGAACGTGCCTTGCGGTTGTCCATTCTAACGCGGTCCATGTATGCAGCCTGCACCTCGCCAGCAGCCGCCGCGCGCTTGTACACTACCTCAGCGACGACTGCCTGGCCCATGCCTTTCAACGCGGCAACCACTGTCTGCTCCGCTGCTGCGCTGGAGACAGCCATACTGATGGCCAGGCTTGCACACTCTTTAGCGCCCAGCTCACGCATCAGCGTACGGTACTGAGCGCCGTAGCCGCGTGACTGGTCCGCGAAGATTGCCAGCATACCTGCCTCGACTTTAGGGAAAGCCTCTACCATCATGCGGTGCAGCAGCGGCACTGAGCCAGCACGGCCATCGGCGATGGCGTCATTGATGTTGTCGAGCCAGCCCTGACGGTGGCGGCGACGGGCTTCTTCTTCCATTTCGATTTGGCGGGCAATCAGGTCTGTCATTACTTAGCCTCTGTGTAATCCGGTTGTGCTCGTACGCGCTTGCCCAGGTCGAGCAGCACCTCACGCGCCAGGTGGTCATTGCAAGTTCCTGTGCCGCCGCAAGCTTCGCACTCGTGGCTGACAATGGGGCTGCTTGTGCCGCCAAATTCTGACCGGCGGCCAGTGTAGATACCGGAGCCTTTGCAGGCTCCGCATACACAGCGGTCGATTGATGTGTCGTCAATTACTCTTTGCATTTACGCAACTCCAATTCCAATTCGAACAGCACGCAGCACGCTTTATGGGCCAGGTGATTTAAGCCAGACTCAGGGTCGTTGACTTCTCCCAGGGCATGCGCGAGGTCGTGGCGGATGCCCGCAGCATTGTAACGTAGCTGTCCATCAGGCACTTTCTGCCAGTTGTGGTCAGCGTACTTTTGCGCTCCGAAGGTAAGAACCCGGCCAATCTCAAGCAGCGCCAGCGGACAGCCCTGGGTCAGCAGCTCCATGCGCGGCTTGTTGCCATCGAACTTCACCCCAGCCGCGCCGGTGGGTGCATCAGGTGCTTCTTCATAGCACACAAAACGATGCCAGCTGAACCAGGTATCTGGGTACTCTACCAGCTTCACCGCACCGAGGTGCGGGTTTATATCTAAGACTTCATACTCGGCGTTGGAACTCAGGTCACTACGCTCAGCGTCAACGCAGGCTACGACGTGGCCTGGTTTCCAGGACGTACTCGGAACTAATTTCATTCGTCACTCCCGTGTTTGCATGCTGCGGTGTACACCGTGTCTTCATAGCGGGTCACCTCATAAGTTGTGATGCCCATGCTGCGGAACATATCAACGATGTGCGGCAGGTCGTCGAAGGCGCACAGAATCTTGCGTCCCTTGCTGCGCAGCTCGTTGATAATCTCAGCCTTAACCACGGTGTCCTTACGGCTGTCGCCAATCTCACGCATGATGAGGCGGTCGTAGTCCACGCCGTGCTTCGCCAGCCACTGCTCGGTTACCTCACGAGCAACAGCGCCGCGCCCTGTCAGTATGATTACCTCACAGAACATGCCCAGGTTATTCACTACGTCAATAGTGTCCTGAAACGCTGTATCATCTGCTGCTGCCAGGTTGAAGGTATCCCACGACGAATCCAGGTGCCGCAGTGATTCCTCTGGCATTAGGTGCAGACGCCAGCGCCCGTCACTTAGCGTGCCATCCAGGTCAACGATTACTACAGGGCGCTTACGGTTTTTCAAGGGCTTTCTCCAGTGCTTTGATAATGCCAGGAATGTACTCAGGTGGCAGCACTAATTGGTCACCACCCTGTTCGATGTACACAGTACCTGTAGCGTCCTCTACCTCGACGGTAGTACGACTTTGCCACGCGATAGACCGGTCTGTCTCCAGACCGATTACTCTCTCGTCGTGCAACTTGGTGTAGCCGTTCATAGCATCTCCGGTGAGATGGTCAGGCGCGCCACTTCCCCGTGGTCGCGGTGATACGTAATGACGCTGGCAGAGCGCTTACTCAGCCAACCGCCACGAGAAGCGTACGCGTCCTTGGCCGCCAGGGTTTCGTGCTGCTCGACAATCATCAGCTGTGACTCCAGCACCTTCTTGTGGTGCAGGTGGCCGCAGTGCGCATACCGGTGCTCTGTCCGACCGTACACCTGTGGGAACTTCGCAGTCAGCACAACGTCGAGCTGTTCGGCTTTACGCTTGTGACCGTGGTGAAAGAACAGGGAGGTGTTGCCAAACTCGTAGCAGTAGTAAGGGTCGGCGCTGGTGTCCACCGTGACGCGCGGCTCACCGCTGTACAGTGTGGCCATCATTTCCCGCAGCCAGATAGACGAGGCCATGTCGTGGTTGCCCTCGGCGCACACCAGGTGCACATGCGGGAACTTCTCCAGCAGCATGCTGACGATGCGGCGCAGCGCGCGGATGGCAACGCGCACCAGCTTCTGGAAGCGTGTGTCGGCGTCGAGTACGTGGCCGCTGGACGGGGTCACCGCATCCAGGCCGTCCCAATGCAGGAAGTCGCCCAGCTGCCCGAGCACCGCAGTGTGCGCTGACGGCGCTGACTCAATGGCCGCAGCGAACCACTTGACCAGCAGGTCTTCCGCAATCGACAAGTCCCAATCCTCGCCCGTCTCGCCGCGCCAGGCCAGCATGCCCAGGTGGTAGTCAGTCAGTACGAACAGGTCGAGCAGTGTGTCAGGTGCTGGCTTAAGCCCAGCCCATGGCACCGGCGCTACCGGGATGATGTCTTCGTTCGCGGCAGCAATGGCAGCGCGGATGAGGGCCATCTCCGTCTCGTGGTCGATGGCCGTCTTCACCCACTGCATATGCACGTTGCCGTCCCGGTCATACAGCGTGGATGTGCCCTTGACCATGAACGGCTCAACCGTCTGGTGTGTCATGTCAGCACCAGGTGCCCAGCCGGACTTGGCCAGCTTGGCGCGGCGCTCACGAACCGTGCTCTCGCCAGTACCGTGCTTCCGTGCAATTTCAACGTTGGTCAGCCCTGCTGCAATATCTTCCATAAGCTGCTGATTTGTAATCTTAGTCATGCATACCTTCTCTAAAAGTTAACAGCTTAGTGAGCAACACCCTGCATTGCTCTATATCGGCGACCTTCTCAGTCGCTGCCTTCTCGTTGCCATAGTCCATAAGGATATCCAGTATGTGGTAACCCCTATTCACTCGCTCGTGCATAGCGCAGATGAGCAGGTCTAACTCCGGGCAAGTAAGTTCTACTGACTTAGTAGTTGCACTCATTTAAGTTTTGCCTTTGCTTTGGCCACGGCTGCGGCCTTACGTTTCGCTGCTGCCTTCGCCTGCTTCTCTGCATCGGTTAGGTGCGTTGGGTACATCAGGCCGGTGCGCTTCTGCCGGTGAGCCAGCGCATTGTCCAGCCACTCATCCGCCGTCAGCCCACGCTTGGCGCGCTGGGCTGCGTTCTCCATCTTGCCGAGCTGCGAGTTGCACCAACGGCACAGGCAACCACGTATCTCACCGGTGCGGTGGCAGTGGTCCACCACAACCAGCTTCATATCCAGGAACGGCTCATTACAGAGGGGGCAACTCTTGCCCATCGCAATCGCCTGCTTCCGTATTTCCACCAGCGCAGCTGCGCCAATCTTCGTCAACATACCAGGGTTCCTTGAACTTCTTGTGCAGCCAGGCTTTCAGCTCGGTGCTGAGCGTCAGCGTGTTGAGGTGCGCCGCAAAGCTGTACTGCTCAGTGCGGTACAGCCACATGGCAAATGCCTCCGGCCAGGGGTTCTGGTCAACAGCCATGTAACAGCGCAGTACCTTCTCTGCAATCTTGGACTCGTCTTCGATTGGTGCGTGGTTGAATTTCTCCAGCCACTCCCAGGCTTGCTTCTTGCCACAGCGCTGCAAACCTGCAACGTTATCAGCAGTGTCGCCCATTACAAGTTGCGCCCAGAAAAAGATAGTACCGTGCCCCACCAGTACATCACCGCTCTTGTTGTGGTGCCAGTACAGATACCCGACGCCAGGCTCAGCTGGCAGGACGCGGTTAGTGTATGGGTCCAGGAACATACCCGGCCAGCAGCGCAGGTCTTTGTCTGCGCTGTACACCACAGCATCCTCAACACCAGTGGCCCAGGCGTCGATGATAATATGGTCATCAGCCTCCAGGTCGTAGGCGAGGTTCACGTACCAATCCTCACCCGCTGGCTTGTTGAACATGTTACGGCCAATCGCTTTACGTAGTGGCTCAACTAACCCAGGCTTAGCCTTGTGGTCACGGTTCGCCTGGTACAGCTTCTGACCACGCAGCCGGTAGCGCCCAGCCTTACGGCACTCGCTGGCTGTCAGATAGATGCGGCTGCTCTGAGAGCCAGCCAGGAATTGCGCCGCCAGCACACCGCTGACAAAGCGCGTCTTCGCAGTCTCGATACTCTTGGTCGTAGCCGCTGCGACATACGCCGTCGAGTCAGCGTCTGTCAGCAGTACCCGGCCAGCTACCTCAGTTGGAAGGCCCAGGTCTTCACCCTGGGCACGGTCCAACAATTGAGCTAAGCGACTCACAGAGTAGGCAAGCCGAAGTCGCCAGCGTCAGCAGGGGTGTCCACTGTCTCGACCTTGAGGTCTTCGACCGGCTCGGCATCAGCCGCTGGCTCATCGATACTCGGCAGCTCAGCCAGCGCAGAGCCAGCACCAGCGCCGTGCAGCAGCAGGTCCAGTGGGGAGCCAGGGAACTCTGGACTGGACAGGATGGTCTCCTGAATCCAGTTCTTCGACTTGCCCTCATCGTTCTTGCCTTCGATGTACAGGCTGTCCCAGTCTTCCTTCGTCGGGTTGTTCCACAGGAAGATACGGAACAGTGACTCGTCCTCCAGCTCAGGCACTGGGTACGGCGCGTCGGTCACCGGGTCAACCGCCAGCATCAGGTTGTCGGTGTCGATGTTGACGTACTCTTTCTTCTTGTCACCCTCACCAGCGGTGTTGTGCACGATTGGCACAATGTACGCGGTGTTCAGCAGCTGGGCGAAGTGCTTCGCCGTCTTGCTCGGGTTCATGCGCTTAAACAGTTTGAAGGCGTTGGCCTTCGTGGTCAGCGCGTTGCTCACTGAGTAGCGACGGGTGCGGATAATGCCGGGCACCATCTTGCCACCCTCGACGGTGTGGAATGTCTCGCCCTCTTTGTTCTTGCCGAACAGCGCGAACTCGATATAGAACTCGTTGGTCGGTTTCTTATCAGGGAAATTCTTGTTAAGCTGCGGCCCCATCTCAATGTACGAGACCATGCGGCCAAACGCCTTACCCTCTGGCAGCTTGCGGCCACCAGAGATGGCAGTGGCTTCGTTGAAGTCGATGTCTTCTGCTTCAACGAAAGCGGCGGCGGTGGCATTCAGACGGGCTAATACAGAGTTAGTCATTAAGCGATACCTTTCGATTTGAGGAACTGGGATTTATAAGCGGCGACTTCGCCTGGCTCATAATGGTAGTGCGACTTAGCGTACATGCTGGGTCCGACTTCGACCTCAGCGGGGAACGGAACGTGCAGCTGGTACTCCGGCCACACATGGTTGTAATACTCGGGGATGCATTCCATGATTGCCTTCAGCCCCACAAAGAACTCATGCGGGCAGTCCGGCGCGCAGTCGAAGTAGAATGCGTCGTGCACCTGGTTGATGGGTACGGCCTTGCCGCCGAAGAAGTCGTTGGCCAGCAGCCAGCGGAACAGCAGCCCACCAATGCCCTGTACCCAGAACGCGGTCTCACCCTGGATAGGGTAGTTGCGCATCTGCGTTGGCTTGTACATCATCACGGCTGCTCTTGCTGCCTTGTCCCACTTCTCGTGCTGGCGGAACGAGTAGCACGTACCGCCAGGCGACTGCCAGTACCCACGGCAGTAGCTCACCCAACGACCGTTCTCGTCCTGCTCCTTGAACCGGTTGCTTCGACCATTGGCCTCGACTGCTGGGGTGATAACCTCGTCGTACCATTTCTCAACATCAGGGAACAGAGCTTTCTCTGAGTCGATGAACGCCTGGGCTTCCTCTACAGAGCAGCCCGTCGAGTACGCGATGCCCATTGCGGTCGCACCGTACTGGTATGAGAACGCCTTCGGTTTGATGGCGGTACGCATTTCGTCGTAGCGCTTGTGGTCAGGGTGGTCCTCGTCCTTCTTAGCCTTGAGCAGCACTGAATCGTAGTCCTCATTCAGCTGCTGTGCCAGGCGCATACAGTGCATGTCCGTACCGTCGAGTAGCGCTTGCGTAAGGTTCTTGTCCTTAGTGAACCCGCACTGCCCCACTACTTCCAGCGCTGAGTAGTCAGCCTCACAGATGCGCCCATCCTTAAAGCGGCTGGTGAACATCTGCTTAACTTTGCTCGTACCCTTGCGCGGTAGGTTTTGACTGTTGGGTCGGGACGACGACAGGCGTGTCGTTTCAGTCGCGGTCATGTTGATGCTGTGGTGTACCACGCCATCCGGCTGGATGTACTGCATCATGCCTGACTGGCCAATCACGTTACCGTCTTCGTCTTCTTCCTCAATCAGGTAGTACGTGCCCAGGTCTTTCTGTGCTTTTGCACGGGCAGCAATCTCTACCACGCCGGGAATCTTACGCGCCGCCAGTGCATCCAGCACCTCGCCTGCTGTGCTGAACACTGGTGTGCCGTCGGCCAGCTTACGCTTGCCCACCCAATCACCAGGGCGTCGGACATTCTCCCAGGCCAGGTTGTCCGCTATCTCCCGTGCACGACGGTCCTGTGGTCTCAGCAAACCAGGAAGCGTACACAGCACTTCCCCCCATTTGGTATCCGGTGTCGTCGTCTCCAGCTTGGCGAACTTCGGACTGCCCTTGTTCTTCCCGTTGACGTACAACGTCTGATGACACTTGCGTTCCGGGTCGTACCACAGGCCGGACTCGGCATCCCATTGGCATAAGGCTGACGCTCGCACCCATGTCTCTTTCCCCTGCTTAAATACCGGCGCTTCTTCTTTGGTGAAGATGGGATTGCCCGCTGCATCAGTACGCTCGACGCGGTCCTTGTACTTCATCACGCCGCCGAACACGAACGCTGACATGTGGTAAGCTGACGAGAACTTGAACTGCTCCCGCGCAGCCTCGGGCATATCCGCAGGCAGGTAGGCGCGCAGCTCGTCGGTCAGTTTGTCGATGTCTTTAATCAACTCCTGCCTGTTCTGCTCAGCCACCTCGCGGTCTACATACAGCCCGGAGTACATCATGTAGCACCACATCAGCATGCCTTCCATGCGGGTCAGCGCCATCTTGAGCATGCCCTGCTTTTGCAGTGCTGCCCACTGGCCGACGAACACACGCATGGTGTTGGCGATGTCGCCGCTCGGTCCGCTGAGGTACTCGCTCAGCAGCTCAGGGTCAATCTGCGAGGTGAGATACCCAGCCTCCCACATTGCCTTCACCGCATCGACCTTGTGCGTACCACCGTACTTGATGGCGACTTCGTTCAGCGCCGGGTACAGTGACTGCTGGTGCGTCAGCAGGTACTCAGCATACGCCGTACAGAAGATGCGACCACCGCGTTTCAGGAACGGCATCAGCTCGTCCTGATAGTGCTCAAGCCACCAGCTCATTTCATACGGCGCGTTGTGCGCCACAATGATTTGCGTCTGAGGGTGGATGTGTAATGATTTGCGCGCCGCCCAATCCTCACGACTTGAGTACCGATGTTCACTGCGTTGCTGATACTTCCACTCGCCACTGACGAGCACCGCATCTTGCTGTCCCTGCATCACCACATAGTTGTCCGGACAGCGGGGTGACGCCAGCTCGCCGAACCACGGGTGGTTCTCAGTTTCCAGGTCAATAACTTGAATTCGCATCTCGTTCCTCTAATCTGGTCTCTAGCCAAAGCCGGATGCCAGGCCACAGCTTAACAAACTTCTCCGCCACGTACTGGTAGCGCGCTTCCGAATAGTCATCGCGCACAGTCAGTAGGCCGCATACAAGAAGCTGTGTATGGTTACCACCATATGCCACGCTGGCATCTGTGAACACCGGGTCATACCCGACGAGCTGCGGCTCATCCCGACCATGCGTACCGAAGTCCCGCTGTGGGATGCTGGACGGAAAGTAGAACTGGTTGATATTGAAATCAAACTTGTCCACTATCTCCTGCCAGCTGTGCGCCTCATGGTAGAAGATGATGTCTACCTGGCCTAGCTTGACCACGCCGTCAATGCGCTCATCAAAGTCACTGCCACCGCTGCCATAGCTGTATGCTTTGCTGTGCGTCAGGCCATTGCTCTCAGCCCAGTTGAACATGTAGTCAGGCAGGTTAGCCATGAAGGCGTTGCGCAGTGTGCCGCCGTACACACAGATGTCTGCATCCTTCGGCGGCACACCAGCCGCAGTGTCGCGCGCAAAGCCACCAGCCACCACGAAGTCGTAGCCCTCAGCTGCCAACATGCGGCAGACTTCTGTCACTTGCTCCACCAGTGTCATTTTGCTCTGCCCGTACGGCGCGGCAAACAGAGGACTAAGCCCCACTTTTCTTTCCATTAGCTAAGCTCCACCAGTTCATAGCACCCGTGGTAGTACACATCGGGGTGCTCATTGAGTTCTTCACACTTAGCTTCCATCTCTGCCGCCGTTTCCCAGGTTTGCATATGGATGGGGCGGCGCACAGAGATGCCATTTTCGTAGGTATCTTCAACAATCATGAGCCTACTCATTTGGCTTCTTCCCCTTACGGTAGGTGTCATTCACCACCGCCACGATGTCGGCGGGTGGCACGTTGAAGCGCTCACTTAGTGCGTTGGCGTTGCGGAACGCGTCGCCTGCCCGGTACAGCGCCTTAATTTGAGACTGCTCTTTAGCGCGCAATGGTGCCACTCGGTACTGCTTTGGTTCTGCCATAGGTTTGATATCCGCACTTGCAGTAATAAACAACTAAGGGCTTGCCGCTAGCCAGCCCCGTGAGTGTCTGCTCTTTCATGCGCTTACCGCACTCAGCACAGCAGCGGCTGCTCATGCGTCCGCTGATGCTCATAAGCTGGCCGGGAAGTGGACGAGAGGGTAGTACGTATCCGGCTTGCGCTGAACGTACGCATTGTAAGCTTCGCACGCAGCAGCAGCTGCCGCGCGCAGGCGGTCCGCCTCTGCATAATCCCAGCTATCGACAGCGGCGGTCACTTCAGCTGGTGCAGCTGGCAGCTCCCGGAACGCCTCCAGGAATCGGTCGTACGTCAGGCTTGGCAGACCTTTGGGGAATTGCTCCTGAATTTCCGGGTCGTCATACACGAAGTCGATGAAGTCATCTGTTACCTGCGTGACAGTAACAGATGCGCCGACAGCGCTGATGCGCGCCGCGCCTACAGAATTCATGCGTTGCCACTTAGAACCTACTTTAATAGCAGTCATTTACATATCCTCGAATACACAGCGGTCGGCATAGAAGTGAACCTGAGCGCGCTGATTAGATGGGCGGCCCGCAATCTGCCGCTTATTCTTCGGCGTGCTGATACCGCGCCGCGCCTGTAACGCCGGGTCATCGACTGAACCCAGCATGAGCACCACATCAGTGGCACCCTGGATACCTGTCTTGGAATCTTTCAGGGCGTCGAGCGACGGGAACATATCGTCCGCGCCATCTGCCGATACCTGGACTGTGGCCAGACTGACGAACTCATGGCGCACCGCCAGCTCACGCACCTCCTGCCACAGCTGCTCGACCTGACTAGCCTTGTTGGCGGTTGGGTCAGACGCCGCCAGCTTGAAGTTGGCCAGCATATCCCACACCACCATGCAGGGTTTGGTCGCTTCGATTACCTGCTCTGCTTTAGCCAGCGTAGCGCCGTGCATATCCTTCACACGGATGATGTTGGCCGGTGCCTGGATAGCCTCGGCGTATCGCCGGTGCAGCGCATCACGGTCCTGGCCAATCTCCACCAGCTCAGGCAGGGTTACTTCGAGCGCCGACTGGTAGAGTCGCGGGATGATGTTGCGCCCCTGTCCTTCATTGTTGAACCATAGTATAGGTCTACCAGGGTACAGCTTCGCGCAGGTCGCCGCCATCCGGACGAGGTTGTACGCGATGAATGAAGTCTTGCCCGAATCAGGCCGAGCTGCAATTGCAACGGAGTCGCCGGGCAGCAACACGCGGACGCTATCCTGTAGACATAGTAAGGGGAACTTGATGCCATGCTCTGCATCAGTGCTCTTAACGATGTCCATAACATCCTCATCCACATAGTCGGTAACCGAAGATTGCCCCCGGCTACGACGAGCATGTTCAGATAAACGTCCCAGCTCGTAGATAATATCGATGTCGTCACCATTCTCGTACCTCTGTAACAGCAGCCCAGCTTTGCCGGATGTGTCACGCTCGGTGAGCTGGTCTACCACCGCCTCCTTCTGTGCTGCTGTGGGTTTGTAGTTGCGCAGCTGGGTGCACAGCGCATCGAACGCAGCAAGCTGGTCGGGTGTCGAGCCAGTCTTGATGCGCACCAATGTGTACAGCGCATCCATGTCCACGTAGTCGGAGTCCGACACCGACGCGAAGTAGGTGCCGAACGCTTTCATCATGTACGCCGTGGTCGTGGACATCATGTCCTCCGGCACCACGTGGCGTAGCGTGTTGAACTTAGAACGCTCCCGCATTACAGAGAGCAAAGTTAAATCCAGAGACACATCACTCTCCTATGATTCGAACCTCGCAGAATGTGCGCAGCTCCTTGCGCAGCCGCTCGGCTGATGGGTGGTGTTGGATAATGACACGGGTGTACCGGCCCACCACGACGTGCGTGATGAGCGCGGAAATGGTGGCCGCATCCACGGCAAACACCACCGCCGCGCCCGCTCTGAAGTTGCGGTACGCATCCATGTACTCAGCCGCTTCGGCCACAATATACAGCTCGTCGCTGTCGCGGTGCTTGATTGCCATGCTATGACGCAGCGGCGACCGCCATGCAATGAACTGGTTACCGGTGAAGTCCAGCCCGCAGTAACTGCCTGAGTCGTCTGGCAGGTAGATGCGGCCATACACCTCGCTGGCTTTCAGGTCGCGCAGGTACGGCAGCAGCTGCTCCCGCTCCAGTGCTGGCAGCATGCGGCGCGGGTGCCTCGCGATTACTTCAGTGATAGGTACGCAGTCCGAAGGGACTCTAACTTGCGCCGTATCTGCTGGCCGATAAACCACGTGAGTAAGGTCATGGCGGCGAGAGTAACCGCAACGGTAGCATTTGCACCACACAGCATCCGCATCACGACCATACTCGAAAGAAGTTTTATTGAACGAAGTCTGGCACTCATGGAAGCCCCTCCGCTTCTGGCCGATTGGTAATCGAGTGGCTAACTCTTTCCACTCATCGTTTGATATTGTTCGCCGAAATTTCATCAGTAACCTCGGTCAATAAGCTTACCCATAGTAACGCAACCATTTACCATGCCGCCAATAAAGCACAGGAATTGCGTTAGCGCAGGATAGTCACCAAAGAAATAAACAATGATGATGACCATAACTAAATTTACTGGCAGCACGATTGCCAGCCACAGCAGAATTAGCTTCAACATGATGTTGTCCTTAGTACGGATGTTTAAATAACTACCTACAATGAAGCCCGCTTATTTAAACGGGCTTGTTTAATTAGGCAGTAATAATGGAATCACTCAGCCGTTGCAGGTGGTCACGTAATTCATTGGCCTCCCACTCAGTGTCACGCGTTCCGAGTATCGCGTCGCCCAGCACCACCCACCAGCATGCACCACCGGCACTGCGCCGGACCTCAATGCAACGTGCGTGTTTCATGCTGCATATCCCATAACTCAAGAGCGAACTGCAACACCTCAGAAGCATACGCCAGGCGGAGTTCTTCTTCGGTTATGCCTACCGGCGTGTTGCGGTTGTTGTCCTGCCACATCTGGTAGGTCTCCGCCGCGCGCTCAGCTGCCAGCGCCTGGCAGGCAACCACTCCCATGTACTTGAGCTGCTCAAGTGCACTGGCGAACTCGTCGCTGTCACGACCGTACACACCGATGGCAGAGTTGGCATTGATATTCAGCCACGTCTCTACGTACTGCGCCAGCTCAGCGCCGAGCTTGGTCTTGAACACGATGAGGTGACCGGCACAGCCGCCATCCTGCCACTGCTCGTAAGCGCGCAGGATGGTGAAGCCGCCGCCGTACTGGATGATGGTGTCACCGGCGTCCGCAGACTGGCGCATCCGCGCCAGGACTTTACGGTTGAATTCGAACTGCTCTGCTGGGACATTGCTGAAGTCTAAGCTCATGATTACAGTACCTCTTTCTCGATGCGGACAGTGAATTCTTCGTCGTCGTCGGCGATGAATTCGTACGGGGCGCTGTGTCCCTTCTTCGTTACGACGCGGCGCTGGCCGGTGTACGCATCCTCTGCGCTGATGCGCTGGATGTAGCCATCGTATGCCACCAGGTAGTCACCGATTTCCAGGTCAGCCGTGCGGACCACGATGTACTGGAAGGGATTGCCGTCATCGACCGGTGGGTTAATGCCCAGCAGCCAGGCGACAAGCCGCTGCCAGATGCTTTTTGCTTTGCTCATTTGTACCTCTCATGCTTTACGTTGGTTGTACTGCCGTGCCCAGTCTTCGGCTTCTGCCGCGCTGCGGTACAGCGGAGATTTTACGCCAGTCGTGGTAAGCGCATACCACTGAATGTCATCCAGCGGCCCGATACCGATGATGCGCGTAGGCCACACGCCTGTGTAGGCGTCGCGTGGAGAAGCCTGGGCCTGTAACTCTGCCTGCTCAGCGGCAAGCAGTATTGCTGATACATCTGAGCCTGTCATGATTGTGTCCTCGTTGTGTGGTAACAAACATGCAGCCAGGGGCACTAGCTGCATGGGTGAATCACGCTACGATGAACGGCTCTCCGTCGCCTTGCAGTGCTACATCAACCGCCGCCGCGTACTCCTCGTACGTGGCGCGCGCCTCCAGAAGTTCGGCCACTGCACACTCAAGACGTGGGCGGCTACGTACACCTTTCATTGCCATGTGCACGTTTACGAATACAGACACGCGGCTGCGGTCTGCATTGAAGATAGCGACGGTAGGTTGGTCGTCGTTCGGGTCGATAAAATTAACGATGGTGTATGACATGGGAACCTCAGATTAAGTTGATGTGTTTGCCGTTGATAGTAACGTACAGGATTGCTTGCTTGTTCTCGTCGCGCTGGTCTGCGGCGAAGATTGGGATAAGCTGCTCGCAGGGCATCGGGTATACCAGCGTGTGCAACACACCGTTATCCTTCACGTCAGCCACGCAGACCGGCGCTGGGCCGTCAGCCAATGCAAGTACAGCGTCACGGGCATCTAACTCAACCACGGGCAGCACAGAAGCTTTGGCTGCGGGGCAGAATACGAGTAATGCCAGAGACATCAACAAGCAAACTACAATCGTGGTGAGTAGATGCTTCATGATTATTTCTCCAGAGTTTCGTCGATACCAAACAGATACATATCACCTTCATAGATGGTGGTCAGGGTAGCCTGCCACTTCTCCAGTGTAGGTGCGTTTGCCACCAGGCAGCGGTCGTTCAGCAGGTCAACCAGGAACGAACGCGAACCGGCGTACTCTTTGATGCGGTCAATCATCTGCTGGTCAGTTGCCTCGACCATGTCCAGCTCAACGCCGAACACATCCATCTGATTGAACACAGTCAGCCCTTCTTTGCCGTCGGGCAGGGTGAAGCGCAGGGCAGCGATGGGCTGCTCGTCTTCGTAGTCTTTGCCGCGCAGGATGCGCACCTTGTGAGTGGCCATTACTCTACCACCTCAAAGTCAGGGTCAAACCCGGTGCCATCCTTGTCAACAGTCGCATCGCCAACCCAACCATAGACGGGTTGCCCTGCAATCAGCACAGTGAATTCGTCTTCACTGTCACACATATGAATGACACCTTCGTCGCAGTTACCTACAGTTTTGAGAATGTCACCTGCGTTAACATCGCCGTCGTGTGCCCAACTCGACTCAGGGCGAACACGAACCTTTGTACCCAGTGGGACGATTGACTTACCCATGATAGCCTCCATCGGCTTAGTGAATTTAACGAAGGCCACAGCGCGGCCTTGATTAAAGTCACTGCTACACTTTCCATATCCACAGCAGGTTGGCAGACATGCCGACCGTGATTGCTGCGGGTGGCGGAAGGAAATAGGCGGCGGCTAAACCAACGCTTATCACTGCCTTCACAATTATCACTGTTTCCCAGTGATGCCGTTCCATTCGCTGAATACGGTTAAGAAGTTTCACGGTCAAGTAACTCCGTGCCAACCATAAACAGCAGCGTGCCACCAGCCATCATCGAATAAAACAGATGCCCTTCCATTGCCGCTGCTGTCAGATACAGCGAGTGGAACAGGAAGTGCAGACGATGGCTGGCATGCGACACGCCGTGGCGTGTGATTCGTAGTCGCATCAGGACATACCTCTCTTGATTAGTTTGCAGGTGACGAGGCCCGTGCTCAGGACACAGGCCGCCAGAAACAGAACGTCAGACAGCCAGTGCATGTTCGTAATACACCTCGCCCTCGTCGGCGAATTCTTCAGTTAGCTGCTCTTTGGACATGCCAATAACGCGCAGCAATTCAGCAGGTGGCAGTGGAATCGCGCCGCTGACTACGGCGGACTTCACGGCTTCCGCCGTGGTCGGTGCCAGCACACCAGTTTTGCGAGACGCGGCATAGCTGGTGCCAATCCAGCGACCATCGTGCTCCACAGCCAACCCCACGACCTGCTCAGTGCCTACAACTTTGACCAGATATACATTTGACATTGTGTAACCCTCAATTATTTTGGCGTAATTGCCCTAATAGGCGCTCAGCGAACGCCTATACAGAAATTACGCTGCCAGGACGCGGTAGACGGCGTTGTCTTCGTCTACATCCTGCGTCAACACCAGCTTATGCTGTAGCGCCTCAATGATAGGGCCACTATCGTGAGTCAGCACGCCTACCTTGCGCGCAAGTACACCGTAAGTGAAGTCTTGCAGCCAATCCAGAATGGAACTCGCAGTATCATCAGCACCGCTCAGCTGAAACGCGCTGATACCTGGCGCTACTGCGTCTGCGTTAGTCACTACAAAGTCACCGCCTTTATCTTGGAATACGTTTAATTTTGGCATTGCTTAATCCTCAGAAGTTATGGCGTGGTTGCCCTACTGCCCACGACTATGCATGGGCAGACAGAAATCACGCAGCTACCAGCGCTTCAAACTGAGCGTGTAAGCCGTCCTTCTCGACAGTGAACTCCGCCACTTTCTCAGGCTCATACTGCGCGGCGGCGGCAGGGTTGTACGGGCCGCCGCACATCAGGAACAGCAGAGTACCGGCGTTCTCAATGTCCTGGCGCGCCGCGTCAATAGCTTCTGCCAGTGAGCGGTCGCGCAGGTCCAGCGCTACAGACGGCGCGCCCTCCACTGCGTCACCGTGGGTCACGATGATGGTTTCTTTGTCAGAGG